TTCTTTAGCAACAAACTGCACTGCTTTATCAAGCTCGTCAAACATTATCCCCGCCGCTTCTCCATGCAGTCTTTTTCCGTCTTTAAGAGCATGTCTAACTAATCTAGCCATACCTGCGTTTTCTAAAGATGCTCTAGATGCTCCCGCCATATCAGCAATAATATCATCATAGTATTTAACAACAATGTCTGCTTGATCTGAAGCAAGTCTATCAAACGGCCCTGCGGATAATCTTGATCCTCGTAAAAGCTCACCTAAGAAAGAAACTACTCCGTTGTCTACCATTTGATCTAAAGCAAGAGTAGACCCTTCTTTCTCTAGTATTTCCTGTAGTTCCTTAGAACCTTCTTTTGGTTTAAACTTTATAAGGCTAAATAGTTGAGAGCCTCCTTTTACTAGGCTGTTACCTGCTACGTCCCACATAGCCTCTTCACCACCTGCACGTAAAGCATCTGCTAAAGAAGCATTTAGTTCTGCATCGTTGGCTGCGTTTCTTACTTGTCTTTCTGTTTCATAACCAACAATACCGCCTGTTGCTGCTTTTAAAGCAGATTGAGTAAGACCACCAACAACACCTCCTGCTTTTCTCCCTGCTTCCATCCCTTGCGGAGTTCTAGTAAGAAGACCACCTACTACAGCACCTCCTGTCTCTCCTATTCTAACACCTGTTTGAGTTCCTCCAAGAAGAGGAGCTACAGCACCGCCTATTCCTTGACCTATCTTTGACATTTCTTCAGCAACAGGCAACGCTTGAGGAGAAGTCCTACCCAGTGCTTTATCTACCGCATCTGATTGAGCTAAAGCGTCTGGTTGACTTAATAGATTCTCAATAATTGATAACTGTTCTGTGCTGTAAGTAGATTGTAAAGTTTCAGAATCCAAAGAAGATAGTGCTTTTTTTAACTCGTCAATTTGTGACATTTATTTAGCCTCCTTCTGTGGGCTTAACTGCTTGCAATATACGATCAATAGTTGCTTTTGCTTCTTGTTCAGGAACTGTTAAATTTGAAGTATCTGGTTTAAGTGCAGGAGAAGCAGTAGCGTTATCATCGAAATAACCTGAAACATCTAAACCTCCTTGCTTTAATAACGTGAAATTCATGTCCATACTGTCACGTTCTCTTTGTATAATCTGTGCAATTCTTGCTTTAGCAACAGTGGGTGATGTTTCTCCGCTAAGTATTCCTTTACGAAGTTGTGCAAGTTCTTTAACAGCAGCGGCAGCCCCTGTAATATCGTGACGTTTCTGATTAAAGTAGTTTTCTAAATCTCCAAACAAAAGACCCTGCTCTCCTGCAAATTCTTGTAAATCTACACCTATAGATTCTTTAACGATAGTATTGACTAAATCTCCTCCTAATCCTGAAAAACTACTTAATGTTCTTCCTGTTGCAGCGGCTGCTCTACCTAATATACTAAGGTATTTGTCTATGTTCTCTTCTGTTGCTCCTTCTAAAACTTTTAACTTACTTCTGGAGCTTATAATATCATCACGGACATTCCTAAATTCTTTATCAGTAAATCCAGAAATATTAGAGGCTACGTCTTCTGCTGTACGGCCTGTTATCGTGAGTTGAGCATCGTCAGGTAATACAAGAGGTTGACCTGTTTCGCTAAATGTTTGACCTTGTTCGTTAAAACCAACCATTTGAGTTTGTGTGTTACCTGCGGTATCTGTGTAGGTCACGTTTTTAAAAGTTATCTTGTCTTTTTCTTCTTCTTTAATAAACTTGTCTACGTTTCCTGCGTTAATAGCTCCAGACATTACTGCTGAACGTAATCTACCGCCTTTATCGCCATACTCTAGTTCTAAAAAATCAGCTAAAGAACTTCTTTCAGCTTCCTGTTGTTTTGATAGATTTACTTGCTCCTGCATCTGCTTAATCCTGGCCGCAGTCTGTGCAGCACCTGCTATGTCGCCACTAAGCTGTTGCACCCTAGCCAATGAAGATAGACCTTCTACTGTGCCTAAGTCTAGTTTACCTAAGCCCATCTGTATTGCTTCTTGTGGAGTAGCTACTGGCGCACCGCCTAGTAAACCACTCTGCACTCCTCTGACAGCAGAACCTAGTCTTCCTGCTTGTTGCTGTCCAAACTGCATACGCCAATCTGCCGCGCTAGCGTTAGGGTTAGGTCTTTGTGTACTACTTATCCCCGTAAGGAGTCCTGCTATGTCTTGTCTAGCCATTGTTTATACTCCTTATAAGTTTTGGAAGTAGTCAAATATTGACCCAAGGAAGCCGCCTGTGCTAGGAGGCTCCATCCCTATGTTTGCGTAGATTTCAGCTATCTGTGCTTGCTGTAGAGGCGATACTGTCTGACCCATCAAAGCCTCAAGAACACCTTGGCCTTGCTGTAGCTGTAGACGGTTAGCTAAATCTTCAGCCTGTAGCCTAGACTCTAGTCCACCTAAGCCTAGCTGTGCAGCCAACTCAGTACCAGTTCTGCGACCAATGTCTGCAAATCCTGCGGGAACTTGACTAGCTGTCAGCATAGATAATGCTTGTTGTTGTGGCTGATAACCTGCGGCCTGTAGCATACCACCTAGTTGAGCAGCTTGTGACTGTTCAGCCATTGCTTGCTGTCTAGCACCTAAGTTAGCACGAGCCATAGCTTCCTGTCGTGCAGTCTCTTGAGCTAGTAACTCAGGGGAAGCACCGCCATAGGCGGCAGAGGACAGCCCTAAGCGGCCTTGTGACAGCAGACGCTCTTCCAATGCTAGACGCTGACGTTCCTCTTCAGGACGCTGTACGGCTCTCATCTGCTCAAATAGCTGTGCTTGTGCTGTAGAAGGGTCTGCACCTACCTGACCAAACAACCCTGTAGCTTGTTGCTGTAGTTGCTGTTGTGCAGCTTGTTGCTCTGGAGACAGTGTAATACCAAAACCACCTTCAGGCGTGGTAGCTATGTTAGCTAAACCACTAGTGACAGTGTATGGTCTAAACTCTGTACCTGCTTGAGCTTGTTGAGCTAGTGCTGCTGCTCCTGCTTGAGCTTCTTGACCAAGCTGTTGTGCGCCTTCAATGTTTTCTTGTCCTAAGTAGTAAGAACCTGCTCCACTTAGTAAATCCATAAATGACATTAGTACGATCCTCCAGTAATTGTGTCAGCCGTCAGTGTACCTGTGACGTTCACGGTAGCGGCTGTTACAGTACCTGTGAAAGTAGGACTAGCAGTGTCAGCTTTAGTGGCACTGGCAGTGGCAATGTTGTTAAACTCAGTGTCGATCTCTGTACCTCTCACAATCTTAGCAGCATTGCCTGAAGGGAGAGAATCCTTTGTAGCAAAGTTAGTTGTCTTAGTGTAATTAGACATTAGATAAGTCTCCCTAGTAGAGCGTGTATGTCAATTTTTTGAATAGAAAAAGCAGCACCATTAACCTCTGCTTCAATACCAATGGTTACTACCTCACCACTACCGCTAGTATTAACCTTTGGTGTGTTGATTAGAATAGAGGAGGTGTACTCTGCTGTAGTGTTATACTCAGAAACACCGTACTCGCCAATGTTGCTAGAGCCGAATGTAAACGCTTGTTTAGTATAGTTAGCTGTGTAGTCATAGCCCCAGTTCAATGTAGTAGGTGTGTTTTGTCCACCAATGATGGTCATGTTAAACTTCTTCAAGAACTTCAGGTTGGAAGTGTTGCCAAAGTCCATAGGGTTACTAAAGTATCTCATCTCGTACTTAACAGCACCATCCATGTAGCCCTTGTACTCAACTATGCCGCTAGAGATACCAATGTATATCTCACCACCTTCCAACACAGCAAACGACAGAGGGTACATTCCTGACCACGTTGTAGCCCGTTGTGACCCATCAGGCAGTGCAGTACGCATATCAAAGCAGTACACAGTGTTGCTGTCTGGTAACGTCAGTAAGTAGAAAGCCTCTTCAGAACTGTACAGAGACTTGATAGGGTTAGTCTGTAGCGATACCAAGTTTAACAGGTCAGTGCGTACATTCTTGCTGATGTCACGCATAGGCATAGATTTTTCTTGTATAGTCCTGCCAAAGCTACGTACACCTGTCTCAGACAAGAACAGTATATCAGTGCCTGTGTGCTGTACTGAGTCACGAGCTATACAGCCAACGCCTTCTACAGTGTCTGTAAGCGTCATAGTGGCGGGGCTAGATGCACCTGAGTACACAAGTATAGACTTCTTACCAAAGATGATTAGGAAGCCATTGTGAGCCGCTAGAGCCGTTATCTCGTCAAAGCCTGTAGGCCATACAGTAGTAACGTCTAACGAGCCTGATGTACCGCCTGTCCAGTGATGACCATTAAGTGTATCAGACCAGTAGACAGTGTGCTTGTTGCCTGTAATGTCTGCTGCCCAGAGTCTACCGTAGGCCGCTAGGACTTCATTAGCTTCTGGAGGAGTACCTGTAGCGTGGCTGTGTGCTGAGTGTTCTTCTAATACAAAAGAACCTCCATGATCTGTGCCTAACACATACTCGTGATCTCGTTGAAATAAATACACATGATCGTTTAGAGTAACAGCTTTCCAGTTATTAGCTGTTGGAGTATAACCTGTCGGTGTAGCGTCTGTTAGTGTTGTAGTGCCTGTGAATAATTTATTGTTACCCGCTGATATGATACGTTTGTCACCAGAGTTATCAATGTATTCATACACCATCTCTATACCACGACTACTCCCTAGCACAGAAGAGCCGTTAGTAGACACTGCTTCCCAACCCTTACGCGCACCAATACGGCCTAGCTTATCAATAACACAGTTGTCTGCAACAGCGGCAAACGATGGATCAACACCAATGGGTGAGTCCTGTGTGTTAAGACCTGCAAAGCCAGGGGCGGCAACGGTAATGTTCTGTAATTGTTGAGCCATTAAGAATACCAGATAGTTTCTTCAGGATGTTGTGACGCATCAATAGCAATAGCGTCAGCCAATGTGTTATCCGCTAGTGCAAACAATTCCGCTGCGCTAGTGCCTCCAGTCTCACCACGCTCTCTAGCACCTAATGCGGTGGCTAGTTGTATGACAGGCGATGAAGGTGCGCCTAGCTTGTCTGTGTCTTCTGTAAAGTCTGCTGTACGTAACACCACGTTAAAGCGTAACTGATACACACCGTCAGGCTTTGGGTAAATATCAACAGCGTTGTCACCGTTAGAATCAACACCGTTAAAGCTGTAGAACTGTGGTGCGCCTATAGGTGGAGTCTCAATTAAGAAAGCATTGTCCATCCAACGTGAGCCACGGTACTGCATGAACCAATCTGATGTGTCGTTAACAACATCTAACAACTTCATTCTGTTTTGTGAGCCAGTGAGTACATAGTTAAATGTATCTGCTGTAGTTGACACAGTGAGAGTAGTGCGTAGTGCAGTCCAATCGTAAGCGTCTTCAACGGTGCGTTTAGCGTCATTGACAAACTCACCAATA